GCTCCAACCATTCTTAAGAATCCAGATAAGGTTCTATTACCATATCTTTCAACTTCAGCTTCATAAATCTCTGGAAGATACTGATTCGCAAAAGATTGGAAATCAGCAGCAGCAGGATCTGTCCACTGTAAATAGTTAGTTTGTAAGACTTCTTGAGTTTGACTAGGTATAATCGAGCCAAACTGGGGATTTAAAGCCATAATTTTAAATTTTAATTATTAATTATTAAATGTTCTCTTTTTGATTTTTAGTTTTGAAGAATCTGCTCCACTAATAGCTTTTACCTTAAATCCACTTACGTAAACATCCCCGCTGGCAACCTGCCTTGGCGCATCCGCCGATGGATTTTTAGATTGCTGAACAAGTGTTTTAACACCGTCAGCTTTACCTTGCTCATAAAAATGAGACGCTAGTTTATCAGCATTCATCGCAGCATATAAAGCTTTATGATAACCCGCAGGATCTCCAATATTTCCATCTTTGTCTAAAAATCTACTCACAAAATTTTCTATATTAGACTGCGTGTCAGCTACTGACTTAGGATCTTTTATTTTATATCTAAATTTTTTATCACCTAATGTATAATCGAAACCTTCGAAATTAGTATTAAATAAATCATTAGTTCTTTGTTTAAAAGTTTCCTGAGACTGCTTTATATTTTCTTGCTGTTTATTATAACGATTGAAAAAATCCATAGCTTTTTGCTGGTCTTGTGTAACGCCAGGTCTTTGCTTTATTTCAGCATAGTATTTTAGTATTTTTTATTTTCTTAAATCTTTTTTAGCATTAGCAACAGCTTCTTTATAAGCTAGTTTTTTTCTACGTATATCTTTTGGTTCATCTATTTCTTCATCATACGTATAATCTTCCATAATAAGATTAATGTCTTCTGAATCTAAATGAGGTTTATTTTTTCTTAAATACTCTTTTAATAATTGATCATTATCAAACTTACTATAATCTTTATTAAGTTCAACATAATCTTCTACAGTTCCACCCGTTTCATTCATAAATGTAACTAATTTTTCTACATTTTCTGGTAACTCAGGCATTTTAACTATAGGAGTATCTTGTTTTTTTGGTTCAATTGGTTTAACTTCTTCTTCTACTTCTTCAATTACTTGGATCGGAGATTCTTCTTTATCATCTGTATTGCTGACCCGTACTTCTTTGTCCACTTCTCTGCTAACTTCGGGTTTGTCGCCCACAGGTACCTCCTCTGTTTTTCGCTCTTGAACGGCATTTTCTTCTTTTTTAGTTAAATCAATTTTAGGAGTTTCAACCTTTTCTTCTACAGGTTTTTTCATCTCCATTTTTACAGGCTCTGTTTTAGATGCTTTACCTAAATCTTTTGCCTTGCGCTTTGGTAAATTTTTACCTTTTAAAGTAAATTCACCTTCTTGTTTGACCTCTACGGCCGCTTGTTTTGCCATAATAAAATATAATTAAATAATTAATATTAAATAACTGGTTGTTGAGGCATATTGCCATCTTGTTGTTCAAAGTTTATAGGTAATAAATCATTTTTTCTTTGATCTATCATCTTACTTTGCTGCGTGCCAGCTATTCTAGTTCTTTTATCTTTACGATTTTCTATTTCTTGTTCACGCATTGTTTCTCTTTGAGTTTTCATTTGCTCTAATTGTAACTGATAATTAAATTCTTCTGACATTAATTGACGTTTAATTTCAGCTTCAGTCTGCATACGTTGTATTTCAAATTGTGATTTTGCTTGCTCAAAGTTTACTTTTTCAGCAGTTAATGCTTGTTGTTTTTGCACTTCTGCTTCTGCAGCTGCTTGAGTGGCTTGACTATTAGCCTGTGCTTGTTGTTGACTTGCTTCAGCTTGCATTTGTCTTTCTCGTTGTAGCTTACGTTTACGTTTCATTTTTAGCATTTGATTTGCTAATTTTAAATTACGTATTTGTCTTATTTCAATAGCATCTTCTAAATCTATACCTCCACTAGATAATGCTATTTGTATATTTTGTTCAAGTTGTGCTTTTTCTTCTTCATCTGGTTCAAGATCTAAGAAAATACCAAAATCATGTAAGTTTAGATTTTTTAAACCTTCGAGTGTTTTACTATTAAAAACTGTAATACTTTGATTTAATGCATTAGCAGTTAAGGGATATTCTAACATATCGTTAACTTTTTTAGATATATTTTCACACACTCTTAGTGTTAAGAATAAACTAGCATTATTAATATGTTTTGTAGCAATGTTAGAAGCTTGTGCTGCTATTTTTTGTAAACCAACTAATGTATCTTTATCAGCTAACGCACCATCTCTTGCCTCGTTTAATCCTGTTACATCTCTTATCATTTGTAAATAATAATTATATGTACTAATTAAACTTTGTATTTTTTGTTGACCACTTCCTGTTTGTAATTCTTGAACTGGTACTTTACCTCTATTTAATTCACCATCTTGAGTTAGTGATCTACCTACAACAGAACCAGTTTGAAAATACATGTTTAAAGCTTCAGCTGGATTATAATTTGTACCATTACCAAGATCAACTTCTGCTAATCCGTCCATATCTAAAAATACACCATCTGGTACCATTCTAGCTATAACTTGCTGTAGCTTTAAATGAGTTATTTGAATCATATCTGCAAAACCAGTTATTCTGCTCACAGTTGAATCAATACGTCCCTTGTACATACGTGGTGCACAAATAGCATAATTCATTTCTACTTTTGTAGTGTCAGCCATTGGTCTTGTCATGTTAGGACATAACTCCCATCTTAATAATAAATTTGTACCTAAAACTTTAACACCTCTATATAATGTTTCAATAGTTCTGCCAACTCTTTCAAAGTTTTCGTTTTGTGGTGGATTAAAAGTATCTGGCTTTTCTATAGCTTTAACTAAACCCTGATCAGTTTCTTTTATTTTAAATACTTGATCACTATAAGTTTTATATTCAAAATATAATAATGGAATAGTATTTTGATCCCATGGACCATAACCATAACCATACATATAAGTTTTATCACCTTGGTATTCTTGTATTCTTTCAAGAGTAGCATCGTCTAAGTTAGGAAATTGTTTTGCTATTTCTGGTAAAGTAACTGCTTTTAATTCACCTACATAGTATATATCCTCAAAGTTAGGGTCTTCTGTATATGAATATATTAAATAAGCTGGATCTACGTAATCAACCGTTATTCCATTAGAATTATTAAAATCTGTTTTTACTGCACTTATACCACAAGTAACCAAATACATAATTTAATCTACGCTTAGTTAATTCCCATTTATTATAATCTAATACTTGATCAATAACTTCTTCTTCTGCTATTTCAACACTTTGTTTATAAGATAACTGCATGTGCAACTCAAGTTCCTCTGGTGTTTGAGGCATTTGTTCTTCTGGTATTTGAGTATTAAATAGGTTTTCGCCTAATTGAGCATTGATCTTATTCATTGTTTCTCTTGCAAATATATCTTGAGCTAACAACTCTGCATAATTAGTTCGCTTTTGTATAGATGCTGGATCTTGAGCAAAAAGCATTAATATCATATTGTTTATTAGAAATACCATTAGTAAGTATATCTACAAATTTAGAAATAATAGGCACAGGTTTCCAGTCTAAATTTAAATAGGATAAATCTCCATTAATAGATAATTCATCTTTATATTTTTGTGTAGGTTGTTCACCTCTTGCATATAATCTTAATCTATTATAGTTATTCCAAGTAGTCAAATATCTATTGCCATTTGTTCTACCTTGACTAAACCACTCTTGTTCTATAGCTTGAGCTACTCTCTCACCATATTCCCAACTGGCTTTTTCTGCGTCACTAACTACTTGGCTAGGAAAAATACTATTACCATTTGTGTATATACTTTTCATTTAATCTATAATTTTTGATAACAACCCACTATTATCATATTTTTTTATTCCTAAATCATAACTTTGTCTAATAATTTTAGGAATAGGTCTATATTTATTTTTATTACAAGCCATGATTGCTAGTCCTGAACTAATAGACGCATCATGAGTGGTTCTATTGTTTATATCAAATTTAGCCCAATCTTCTAATGTTCTTTGAAAATAAACATCACCATATGTATTATCATTACGTACTCCTACGTAAGTTTCTATGTAACTTTCAATCGCTGCAGCATGCGCTTGTTTAATATCCTCGCTAGAATTAGGTATTCCACCAATTTCTCTTTCTGTAACAGATAGTTTATTATATATTTTATCTGGTCTATTCATTGCGTAACCTCTATATCCTCTACGTTTAAAATGATATAAAAGTCTAGGTTTGTTGTTTTCAGCCAGTATTGGCATTCCATAAAATACACAAGCCATTAATACATCTTCAAAAAATATTTCTGCAGTTTGTGGTCTAGCTATATATTCTAAAAAGAAATGATTAGGTGGAACATCTTCCATGCTAAATTTAGTTAAACCGTGTAATGATCCTTTTGATCCTCTTTTATCTACTGTTCCTGATATATCATAACTATCACATCCAAAAGCCCCAAGAGTATCATTTCCAGGATATTTTTTACCTAATTTATGTATTACGTTATTTTGTAATCTTTGTGGTGGTGTCCAAGATATAAAAAATCTACCATTATTTTGAGGTACAAATATTACTGAAGTATCTTTTATTCCACCTAACCACTGAAAATTACCTTGAGTAACCATCGGTGAGTGTTTTAAATCTGCATTCCAATCAATTTGTTCATATATTTTTGTAAGATTAAACAAAGAAGATTTTGCTTCATCTCTAAAAGCATGTTCTTCAGTTCTTGGAAATTGTCTATAAAATTCATTTAAAGCATCTTGATCATCTTTTAATCCATCAACTTCATTTTGCCAATAATTTATAACTCCTAATGTTATTGGTACTCCTTGAGGTCCTTTAATGAGGTCTGTCGGAGTATCGAAGACAGGTAAGCCATAAGAATCAATGTATCCTTCGTAGTTCCATTCCATAGGAATGAACAAAGAATAGAGTCCCGAACGAGTCTGTCCATTCGCATTTCTTTTTGTAACATCTGAGTCATAATATAATTTTTTAAAATTATCACCACCTTTATCTAATGCATTACAAGTTGAACCCATCATACATTTACCAATAATTCTACTACCTAATCTTAGTGTGGTTTTCGTAACCCTCCAGTTGTTGAGGATGTTGTTCGGCCTTTCCCATTTACCGGATTCGTCATGAACGAGGAGTTTGAGTTTCTCCCCATCGTAGGAGTTGTCGCCGGTATTTTTCCAATCGATGGTCGTGTCGAGACCCTGTAGTTCGGGCGCGGTTTCGTTGGCGGTAAGTTTACGGCGGGTGAACTTACTTGCGG